TGATAACCAATTATTATATTTTTAGAGGATGTAGTCAAAGCCAATCCTGCACTTGAACCCAATACTACATTTTTATCACCAGTAGTTATTGCTTGTAAGGCACTATAACCAATAGCAACATTATGACTATGAGACCCACTAGATCCAAGCCCAGCCTGAAAACCCATGTAAACATTTCCTATTCCAGTATCATTGTAATATCCTGTTCTATAACCAACTCCAACATTACCATCTGCTGTAGTCTGAGTATAAAGTGATTGATGTCCAATAGCCACATTATATAAAGAAGCGTTTAAATTTGCTTGTAATGCTGCTGAACCGATAGCTACATTACTATTTGATGCAGAATCTGCCCAATCACCACCTAAGGCATATTTACCTATTGCAATATTATCAGTTGAAGTTGATGCAGTAGCTCCACCTGTTCGATACATTGCTCCAAATCCGAGTGCGACATTACTACTGCCAGTTGTATGCTCTGCTAATGCGGTTGAACCAACTGCAACATTGTTCGTTGCTGTAGTGATTGCAGCTCCAGCACTTTTCCCGATTGCTACATTATTAGCACCTGATGAAAGCATTGATAAAGATGCATAACCTACTGCTACATTACTAGCAGCTGTAAAATGGTCAGCTGAATTACCTTGATTTACACCCATTGAATTAGTACCAATGGCAACATTGTCTGTAGCTGTATTGCTTGTTACATCATCTGCTTCTCCATTTTTTCCAGCACTATCTCCAATAAAAACATTATCATCAGCACCTGAACCTTGTATTTTATATCCAGATTGATAACCAATACAAATATTTCTGCTTTGGGTATTAAAACTTGCACCAGCTTGATACCCAAGATGTACATGACCTTGCCCAGTTGTAATTGCATATCCAGCACTTGAGCCGATTGCGACATTGTAGTCTCCATCTGTGATGCTACCTAAAGAGACATTACCTATTGCTACGTTATATGTAGCATCATTAAGAGTACCCTCACCAGCAGCTCTTCTTCCTACAAAAACATTATAATTTGAACCTGCATCAATATTCAAACCAGCCTGATATCCAAATACTGTATTCCCAGTACCACTATCATTATTACCAAGACTGATGCGAGAGTCGTTATCTATTCTAAATCTTTCTGTTTGACTAGCATTTCCATCAGTAGTATAAAAAGATAAGTATGCTCCATTCTCACTAGCACTCCAAGTAGCATCTGTAACTGCTTCAATTCTTGCACCTACTGTTATTGTATCTGATGTATCTTCAGCTCCTCCAAATTCAAGAACACCTAATCTGTGTCCTGATGCCATAACAGCACCATCATTAGATGTAAGCCTTAATTGACCACCTTGACTAGAACTACTTGTAGTTTTATTGAGGATTTCCATGTTACCCTCAACAATCTCATCGTATGTAAATGTGCCATCACCTTCTACTTTTAAATCGCCTGTGATTGTGATGTCGCCATCTATTGTTCCGCCTTTTGAAATATCAGGAGCAGCGGTACTCCCCATTCCACCTAACATTATATCTCCACTATTCGCATTGCACCAGTGGTAGTAGAAGTAGAATTATGATTAAAGTAGATCGTACTTCCCAATCCCCTAGGTACGGTTAAAAATGTAAGTGTGTCTTTAGGTATAACCATGTCATTGGATGCATTAACATCACTACCTGAATCAGCACTAAAATTAAAATAAACTGCCACAGCTGAATATACACCAATGGTATTAGTTCCCGGTTTTAAAGAAAAATGAATTGAATTTGTTACATCAGCACTACTACCAGTTGTAGCTGCAGTAGCAACGCTCCATTCACCACCAACGGTGGTGTTTAAAGCTTCGTGTGCTCTGTATTTTTGTAGGTTTGCCATATTGTTCTCCTATTAAATTTATCTGGCTTGGGGGGCAAGAACATTCCCTATCCAGACTGTTAAGTAAAGTTTGCTGGGACTATAGCTCTAGTTCCTCCAGTCTTGCTTCTCTTTCTTACTCCATACTTCTTTATAGCATTGTCAAATCTTCTCTCATGTTGTGCCATCAAACCCATAGAAACTTGCGCTGTATTAGGATCTGGTGAAACACCAGCCCTATCCATATACAAACACTTTTTAACATAATCCACAATCGCTGAATGAAATAAATTATCTATATCTGGAGTGTCGGTAATCGAGGTAACTTTTTTTGGATTACCATAATAATGAATTAATAATCCATTTGTTACTGCATGATCTACTGCCTGAAAAGCTTTTCTAGAAGTTCTGGTCTCACCAGCTGAAGAGTAGGTAGTAATCAATCCTAAATGATCCCCACGAATAAAGTATAGTAATTGATCTTCTGGATATTTAAAATTACTAGCCATTAGTCACCCGGATCTTTAATTCCAACACTCTCTGAAGTCATATCAAACATAAGTGGCTCACCATCTAATACCCTTGGTATTTGAATATACTCATCATTATTATCCATTACATCAACACGATAAATTTTATTAATACCCAGCTTCTCACTACTTGAATCTGTAGCACTATCTCCAATATTATAAAACATTTGATCAGCAACTATACTTACCTTAGCAGACTGAGACTTTTGAGAATACTCACCAAGTTCATTAATAGCATCATTAACCAAAGACATAATATACACTTCGGGAGCATCTGGAAAAGATTGCCTAACCCTGCTTATAATTTGCTTAACTGTTAATGTATGTATAGAATGAGACACTATTAACCACCATCATCAACTATAGCGAAAACCTGAGCTTGAATAGCACCCGAGGAGGAAACAGCATTAATGTCTTGTATCTCTGTTCCAGTAGCACCTATTCTAGCAAAAAAACATTCATTTGGCTTTATAATTATATCACCAACTGCTGTCCCCGAAGCTGTTCCAGCTCCTAAGTTTATAGCCAAAGTTGCTGTTGTTGCAGTTGAGCCATCAGTGGTTCCTGAATGTTTAACAAATAAAAATACTACATCATCAGTACCCTTGACGGTGGCAGTGTCCCCCTCTTCTGATGCCCCCTGTCCTAAAAAATTAACTCCATCTTTTATAAGGTCTTCTACTGATGTTATTAATGTTAATGAATAAATCCATTTGTTATTATCCGCTAAATCATTTAAGTCATAAACAGTTGTCCCACCAACAGATGTTTTTATTTCATCTGGCAATAGAGATGCTGATACATTTACGGTTGCTCTATCTGCAGCCATATTATCCTCCTATTATTATTTGTAAGCCTTTATCGTAATCGGCTTGTAATTTTGCTTGTTGTTTTTCCATCCAAGCATACTCAGCTGTATCAACTGCTAATCTTACTTGAGCTTCATTTCCATAAGCCTGAGCTATAGATAACTTCGATGAAATTTCACCAGCATAAGCTTGTGCAGAAGCTACATAACCTTGAGCTGATTGTAAATAAGAATTTGCAGTACCAAGATAACCCTGAGCTGCCTTAGCATAAGTATCAGCAACTCTTGAATATCCACCACCATTAGCTATAAAACCCTGCGCAACAGCTATTTGAGACTGAACCTGCTGAACCCTAGCCGATACTTCCCCTATGTAAGTTTGGGCCTCTGCGGATGATGCGTTAGCCTCAGCTAAATAAGCATTACCAACCGCAATTCTATTTTGAGATGTTTGTATAAAACCAGATGCATATTTAAGTCTTGAATCAACCTCAAGAGCATAACTTTGTGCTGATTGCAAGTAAGCACTTGTAGTAGCCACATATCCCTGAGCAAGATTTATATCCTGTGCAACCTCAGCTAGATAAGCATTAGCAGTATTGATATATGACTGCACTGCCTGAGATTTAGCTCCTGTAAAATTGGATCTAGCACCCACTTCTGCTGCATACCCCTGAGCTTGTTCTATATATGCCTTAGCTTCTGAAAGGTAGGCATTGCCCTGACCTGCTATTGATTGAGCCTCTTGAAAATAAGCTCCTCCGGCAGCTAATCTTGATTGAGATTCTTTTCTTTTTGCGTCTGCCTGCAGTAGCCTAATATTAATCTCAGAAACATAACCATTAGCTATTGCAACTTTAGCCTGAACCTCATTTCCAAATCCCTGCGCTGTAGCAACATAACTTTGAGCTGTGCTTATATGACCTTGAACAGCCTGTGACTTTGCACCACTAAAACCAACCCTAGCACTTACCTCAGCTGCATAACCTTGAGCCTGTGCAATCACAGCCTGAGCCTGTTGTAAGAATGCATTACCAGCATTTACTCTAGCTTGAGCTTCTTGGTAATAAGATTGCTGTAATTTTATACTAGAATCAAATTCTTTTACTTTTTGATCTAAATTTTGTTGATACTCCTGAACATCTTTAGTTATTTGAGATTGATAGGATTGAAGTTCATTAGAATATTTTTGAAGTTTACTATTATTGTCAGCTATTAAGTCCTCCATCTGCTTAGCTGCATTGGCAAGATTAAGAGCTTGATCCTGAGCTTTGTTAAATTTATCAATGTCAGTTGACTGCTGAGCTTCTTGTCTATACTCTTGAGCTAAGTTATTTGCATTAGAAACAGCAACTTGGAGATCAGCATTACTTTTATCAACAGCTTCCTTAAACTCTATTTGATATCTTGCATTATCTTTATTGAACTCATTTAATTCATTCTGTATATCTGATTGATATTGTTGAAAACTATCAGACTCTGTTTTTGCCCAAGCTTGGTATACTGCATTAATTTCAGATTGATATTTAGAAAACTTCTGAGAATATTCTGAGACTTCCTTATTTACTTCAGCCTGATAAGAGCTTAACTCATTTGAATACTTCTGCATCTTACTATTGTTATCAGCAATTAAATCTTCCATTTGTTTTGCAGCGTTTGCCAAANTTAAAGCCTGATCTTGAGCTTTATTAAACTTGTCAACATCAGTAGCTTGCCTAGACTCTTGTTTAAATTCCTCAGCTTGATTATTCGCATTTGTAATTTCAATCTGAAGATCTGCATTATACTTAGTAACCGCCTCTTGAAACTCCATCTCATAACGAGCTTTCTCCTTATTAAACTCAGCTTGTTCATTTTGTATATTAGCATTGTACTCAGATATTTGAGCTTGTATCTGCTGTATTTTTACAGAAGCTAGTTCTGGATCTTCATTTGTATCTAAGTGCTCATTTATCTTTGCAAAATCTGGGGCCACTGTTGGCTTTGTAAATGTAGGCGCATTACTACTTACATCAATTATAGTTATAGCAGATGCTAAATTATCTAATGTAGCTACAGCCGTAGAAGCAGCATCAGCATTAGTTGCATCTGTGTAACTAATTATACTTATTGCAGGCGCTACAGGCACATTTACAGATATTGAAAAATCACCGGGATCGTTATCTCCAAAAGGATTAGCATTTGATGTGTCTGCATAGAATGCTTTAAATGCAACCCTGCTAGTAAGGCTAGGTTTTGTATAAGCTGGAGCATTGCTGCTCACATCAATAATAGAAGGGGCAGACGCAGTTGCAGTAGAAACAGCAGTAACGCTTGCATCTGAATTAGTAGCATCTGTATAAGATACTGTACTTACTGAAGGTGCAGCAGGTAACACAGCATTTATATTTAAATCATCTACAGATATTACACTAGGTACTGCAGATCTAGCAGATGTAATTGGAGATGTGGCGGTTGAGCTAACTTCAGCTGCCACCTCATCAAATTCATCATTAGCTAATAAAATTATCTCATCAACCTTACCCAACTCTGTAACCATAGCATCACAAGCTGTCTCAAAATCACCTGAATTATCTGTGCTTGTGGCAAGTTCTGCCGCCTCAGCTTTAGCGAGAACAACTTCAGCTTTCGCAAGAACTAAATCAGCATCTATCTTATCACATATAGCTTGTGTTTCATCTAATTCTGTTATTATTTTTGCCGATGCTGTATTAACAGCTCCCTCCGTATCAGCCTCACCCAAATCTAATAATGCGGTAGATTTATCAAGTTCTACACTGCCCTCAACAATTACATTGTCAACTTTATCAAACTCAACACTGGCTTCTACAATCACGTCATCTACTTTATCAAGTTCTGTATTTATAGCAGTTAAAGCTGTTGCGAAATCACTAGAATTATCAGTTTGTGTAGCTATTTCAGCTGCCTCTACTTTCGCTAAATCTATTTCACTTTTAGCAGTAGCAATTCTTGTATTAGCACTACCCAGCGCTGTTGATGCATTTGATATGGCAGATACTGCACTATCCGCTTGACTATTTATTAAATCCAAGGCTGTATCTATCTTACCATCATCGACCTCACTCTCAGATGCATCGGCCTCTGTTTCTGCTTTGTCAAATTCAGCATTAGCTAAACCCACAGCAGTATTAATTCTTCCTGCAGCTGTAGCAATAGCAGCAGTTGCAGTGTCTACAGCGGAATCTACAAGGGTTGCAGACTCTGCTAATTCTGAAGTTGCCTTATCTAGTTCAGCATTGTCTAATGCTCCCTCTGCCGCCATTTTGTCAACTTCTGTATTAGCTAAACCAATTTCAGTTAAAGCACTATCAGCAGATGAATTTATGATAGCAATTTCTGTATGCATATTATCCGCAATACTTATAGTCTCATCTAATTCTGTGTTGATAGCCGTTAAAGAAGTTGTAATATCTGAATTACCACTCTTGCTACCCAGTGCATTCTGTAATGATTTTACAGATGCATATAATGGAATTAAGTATTCAGCCTCATCAGGAAATTCTGAGATACTACTAGCACTATAAACTACTGATGGATACTGAACCTCTGAATACGTACAAGAACCACCAGATGGTAGAACATCAATACTATTATTTTCTATATAATATAAAGGGTCAGTAACCGTTGCATAATTCATATCTTCAGGGTCACTATATCTACCCTTATAAGATGAGTCTATTCTTCTGCAGGGCTGATTTATATCACCATCACTCCTTAATATATTTGAAATTTTACCAGTATTTAAAGTACTGGAACTTCCAGATGTAAATGATACAGAAGATGAACATAAATCAAGAAGATTTTTAGGTAATATATTTATAATTTCTTTAGCACCATCAGTAAGAAATTGAGTCAACTCCGTTTGATTAGGAGCACTACTTCCGTCTATCGAAAGACTGGTAAGCGCTTCTACCTGTGCTTCGAATGTAGCCATTATGTACTCGCTACAAAAACTTCAACCTGACCAGTATTAGAACCGGGATCTATTATAATACTTTCTAAATCCGTTAAAGATGTTACTATCGTTGCAGCATCATCATCTGCATGAACACCTTCATCTGGAGCACCCATTAGAAAACTTCTTCCAGCTTCAAGTAGGTGTGTTATTGATAAATCTGCAGCAGAATTGTCTTCATCAGAATCTAACTGTAATGAAACATTAACAGAATTAGAACTATCTAAATTTGTGATTCTTATATACTTCACAGTTTGTAAATCTAAGGCTCCATCTGCTGAGGCTGTAGTTGATTTAAAAACTAATACCGTAGCATCATCATCTCCTGCAATGCTTACTATTTTTTTAGTTATATTTGCAATACTTGATATTTCAAACACTCGTTTAGAACCATAATCTTGATTATCAAGTATAATATCTTCCTGTATTTTAACTTTTAATGTACCTGCCATTATTTCTTACCACCTTTAGGCATATGTCCTCTCGTTCATTTCTTTAATATTTCTATCCATACTCTGTTCGCTGAGCTCCACATCGGTTCTTTTACCCATATCTGATATCATATATAAATTCGTAGTAAATTTACTTATAGAAGCCTTATTGCCACAACTCTTACAATAAAACCATCCCTCTTTATTTGGATGCTCACAATGTACACATTTCTTTTTCATAAATCTTCCTTAATGATTTTGGGGAAAGCCTTTTATTGACTCTCCCCACAGCATCATAAAACTGTTTTCCTTATTTATTCGGAATATTAGACTCCAGCCGCACCAACTAGGTGAACTGTTCCAACTGCTGTCATTATATGACCGCTCAAGTGCCAATTAGTACCATCACAAACAAAAGACATTTTTAAGCCTTCTGAAGATTGTGCAACAGAACCATCAACTGTTATTGTTGAAATACCAGCAAAGGCATCTATTGTACTATTTGCCGCTAATGTAATAATACCACCATAAATATCAGTACCAGCTGCACCAGTGTTTATAATGAAATCTGCATCATCGTCAGAATCGACGGTGAAACAAAAATCATAATTAACACCTGCCACAGCAGCCGAAGCTGTTGGTAATGTTACAGTTACATTATTATCAACGGTTGACATATCAACAGCAAAAAGAGTGCCTGACTGAGCAGCTAGTAATGTAATAGACCTTGCAGCCCCATTATCTATATACTCAACAGCCCTCTCACCTGTTTGATATTTTCCACTTGATTTTTCGAGTAATTCTGATCTCATAACTTAACTCCTTATAATGATTCTATGTTATACAGAGCATGAGANTCAGAAAGAGTAACCTCNAGACCGGCTTCGGTCAGGATCATATCTTTCCTCAGATCTTCATCATCTGATTGAACATTAGAAATTACATGAGTGTCACGATTTACACCATTACCCACAAGTGGTCTGTAAGCAACTTGACTCATATCAGCCATTAGCATAAACCCAGATGCGATACCACGAAATAGTGGTTCTTTAACCAGATTTAAACGACCATGTATGGTATCAATAACCATAATGGAATGACCGAAAGCACCTTGGCGAGAATCAAAATTGTATGAATAAGCCTGTGAAGGTGTTCTTGAACTACCCTCTGCTGCATGGTTCAAAGAACCAGACAAGAAAGTTGAGCTACCAAGTTTATTGAAAAACGTGATAACTGGTAGTGAACAAAGAACAAGCTTATCACTTGATCCGCCACGTGCGGGGTCGAAGATTACTTCTAGATCTGAAAGCAACCTATCGTAAGTAAACTCAGATTGAGCTGCTGTACGATAATAAGAACTACCGGAAGAATACGAAAGATCCGCATCTGCTGCAGATGGGTTTACGTTCTTCACAATATGTCCTACAATGCCTTCAGTGTATTGAATGCTACTTACTCGTGCTTTTTGCCCGAATAACATAGCCCGCTCAATATCAACCTTATGCTCACGCAGTTTATCTGCCCAGATACGAGACCATTCGTCTGCGTACCCACGATAACGAGTAGCTATTGCTGTATTGGTCATTTCACAAGCTGTCTTAAAGATCTGGGTGTACCCATAATTATCTTCAAGTTCGCTAGACCACACATCAGGAGCTCCAGAACCTTCTTCAAATGATGTACCAATTATTTGGCAACTATCATTATTAGCAAGAACATTATATCCACTAACATTAGAATTAGAAACATCAATGATCTTACCAGTAAAAGAAGAGCTAGAACCTAAGTCAGATACAGAAGAATCCACACGAGCAATCGTGTGTCCAATTCCAGCTGTACTGTCAACTGTGCTTACAACAAATACCATACCTTTGATCAGCCAGTCAACTGAAGCTCCGCCAGACGTATCAACTGTGAATGTATAGGCAGATCCTGCTGATACAGCAGATCCACCATTTACAGCCGCAGCTAATAAGAATGAACGGTCAGTCCAGTTAACTTTATTCCGATTTTCTAAGTAACGGAATACTGGGTCATCGGTAGGGGCTTTCGCAACCTTACTCAGGTAGACGAAAAACGGGGACTCTTCAGGAGCTAATTCAGCTACTCGGTCACCGAAATTATATAATCGTCTACGATCCGGGGCGGTTCCTACGTCAGCAGAGGTAGTTGAGGCGGTAATATCACTGGACTTTAAAGTCCCAGAGTTATATGAAAGTGCCATTTTATTTTCCTCTTACTATTTGTTATTATTATGGAAGTGCCGAACCACTGCCCGTTTTCATAATCGTATCCCAAACCTTATCTTGGTCTGTTTTAGGACTTTCAGGAGCCTGACCTTGCAGGACTCCAGCTGTACGGGGAGCTTGTTTCGCTGCACTTACCGCTTCTACTGTGTCGTTGTTAGCAACATACTGACTGTTTTGCATCTGCCAAAGCTTCACTAGATTATTTAAACCCACTGATTCCTTTGGTTTTGTAGTGAATTGAAGAAAGTCTTGAATCTGATTATCTGACATTTTGTACGTTCCACGCAATTCATTTACTGTGTTATTCATCTGCAATTCAGCTTGCATTTGTTGCTGTTGGTTTGCCAATTTTTCTGAAACCATCTGATTTATTTTAGATTCGATCTTTTGATCTACATATCTACCTGAATCAGAGTTTTCATTTGTAAAGGCATCCCAAGGATTGAAATCATCAATCTTGATGTCCTGTTCGCTACCTTGAGTCAATGGATTAGCTATACCGTCTTCAAGTACCTTCACCAAGTCTGGCCTCTGTTCCAAGAGATTAAGTATTTGAGCCCCTTGTTGCAATTTAGAATTTTCGGCTTGCGCACGATCATACATAGATTGAAACTTTTTAGACTCTGCTTCAAAATCCGTTGAAGTAGGCTGTTCTTGACTTTCTACTTGCGGTTCAGCCACCTCATTTGAGATAGCTTGTTCATTTACGATATCTTCCACAAATGACTCATTTGGTGCTGGACTACCAGCGTCGATGTTCATTTCCTGTTCTTGTAGTGTTGACATATACTCTCCTTAGATGTCCTTAGGCTTCTGGAGTTGAACTGGCTTTTCTCTGAATATCTTTCAGATCACTAGACAATTTCTCCACCTCAAGCTTCACCTCGTTTTCTAGTTTACTACGTTGCACCCTTCTGTCTGCTTTAGATTCAGAATTAACTTCGGAAAGTCTAGTTTTAAACTTTTCAACTTCAACTCTTTTTCTATCACTGACAGACTCTCGTTGGGCTGTCTGCAAGTCACCTTGCAAATTCTTTATCTGCTCTTCCATAGCTTTGATCTGCTGCATCATTTGCTGCTTCTCTTCTGTTCTACGCATAATACCTTCTTTATCAAATATCTCAGGATTCTTCTTTAGAACTTCATAACGGTCAACTATTCCCATTTGAAAAGCCTCAAGATAAACTGCAAGCTCAGCATATTTACTTGAAGGCATCGTAGATCCGGGCTCAATTCTTACATCATGCTGATCTAATATATGCCTCTCTTTTTTCAAATCCACTACAGCACCACTAACATCTGTATAATAATTCGCCATAACCTCTGTGATATTGTTATTTGGTTGAGCTAATCTAAAAATCTTTTTATAAGAATAATGCCCTTTTGACAGATTGTATAAAACCTTACCAAGTTTATTAATGCTAAACTCAATATCCCTTAATTTAGATTTAGGTCTTTCACTTCCAAGAGCTATCATTCTTTCTGTAGCCTTATGTGTTTCTGGAGCTTTCTCAGCAAATCCATGCATCATTTCCGGTAGGCCAAATATAAAATCTATATAAAATTCTGACTGCTGTATCAGCTTATAGAACTCACCAGCTAATGGTTGAGGAGCTGGATAATGAGGTTCTCCCTGAGAAGAATCCACTTCTATTACAGCATTTGGATTAGCCCAATCTTTTTCAAGTTGGTCTATATCATCTACACTACCTAATGGAACTAAAAGTTTTAGTCCCGCTGAAGCTTGGGCATGGGAAAGAGCTAGAGACCAAAGCTTGTTTAAAAGGCGCTGCATTGGTCTAGCACGGGAGACGTCGCTCTTGGGGTATGGAGTTCCTGTCCAGATGTTCGGCAGCGGGACTATAGGGTATTCATCTGTATTTAAAACAGATTCATATAAAACTATCTCACCTAACGTAGCACATACTTTTACCCGGTTCTGTAATACTTCAACCGCAGTAAATGCTCCAATATCAATAGCTTCAGAATTTTCTTGAAAAAACTGAGCATATTCTTCTTGTGATAATATTTCCTCTTCTTGGGTTTTCATATCAATTACCCTGTAAAAAGGAACTTTTATTTTATAAAATCGTTCTAATACCTGATATTTTTTAACTTCAAAATAATCTTTATCTTTTACTTCTGCTGGTGTAAATACCTGCATTGAATTACGATTTTGAGAAGATGGATAATCTTCTTCATCATATGTAAATCCTGATATACTATGAATTAAACCCTGTATCTCCTCACCAGTCTCTGGATCTGTTTGATCATTTAATTCAGGGTAGAGGTTGACGACTTGTTCACCTGTCAGGATGGTAGAAAGGATAAGACCATCAGAGTCGTTGAACCAACGATCTCTAGAGCTTGGAGACACATATACCCGAAACGGATCTATATAAGTAAACTTGACGTCACCTCTACCGAAATCTGATTCTCCATCTATATAAGCATATAGATAACCTATTCCGGTAGTTGCATAATCTTGTATAGCTTGCTTTATTTGCCAGTCACCATCAGAGTTTTGCCATACATAACCCATAATAGTTCGCCATAAAGAAGCAACCTGAACATCAGAATCTTCCCTTGGGCTAATTGTAAATGCTGGTGGTCTGGAAGTTAATACAGCTTTAAATTTTTCAATAGCAGACGAGATTCTATCCATTGGGATATCAGCTTGATTCCTCTGAGATAGCTCATCAGACTCTTCCGCACTAAAATGATTACCAAGATAAAAATCAATATCCTTACGGGACTCTGTATCCCATTCAGAACGAGCATCTCTCCATTGACGATGAAGTTCTTCGTTATGTAAAGCTCTTGGATCTTTATCTATCTTACTCAATTAATACCCCGGAAACGGTCTTCTGTACTGCCGCCCCTGTTCAATAGCTGCTGAGTCTCTACCTTGCATAAGCTGACTATTAAAATATTCATTTAAATCTCTCATTGTAGGGTCTTGCTGAATAGTATCTCCCCTATTTAAACCGTCATAAATATATTCAGGTCTTGGATTTTCTATTGCTGTACCCGCTCCATTTAGCATAGATTTTATTCTTAATTTATTTAAAAAATTCTGACCTTTTTTATGAGTCATTATAGAATCTTCCATGTTTAAACTATCCATAACTCCTGCTAAAGACCGCATATAAGCACCGGGTTCACCCCAACGACCACTAGCAGTATCTTGATTTGGTCTTTGATCGAAAGGTACAAAAGGATTAGGGGTTTTCTCAGCAGTACTACCCTTTGGTAATGGGCCACCCTGTTGCATACCTAATAATTTTCTAAGAAACCCACCTTTTTTGGGACTTTCAAAATAATTTTCTACCATATCAGAAGGTACTGAATCTTGAGGAGCATCAGCCATTCCTTGAACCGCCCTATTAAAGAGAACTTTTCTATCTAAATTAGCTAACTGAGTGTAGGGCTTTTCTGCTGAATAATATCTCAACCCCTCTCCTTCTCCAACTTGACCTGCTGGAACAGAAAATAAAGCTCTTAACATTTCTGGGTCATCATAATTCCACTCTACTGGTTGAGCTCCACTTACAAAACGAGGTGATCCACCATTTTCCATACCAGTTAACCCACCATTTTGTTTATTAAAAAAGCTAGAGGTGCGTCTTATATTGTTTAATAAACTTTTGTCTTCAGATAGCGCATCCATTAATTTCTTAACTGGTGCCTGAGTTTCTTCTTCGTCTAATTGGTAACCCTTCTTAGCTAAAAAATTTAAATTATCTATATCAGCCTTGCTTTTATCATAAGTCCTCCCAGTCCAAGTCTCGGAACGTAAAAGCCTATCTAATAACATTTCATCTCTCATATTACCCTGACCCGACTCAACATAGTCTTTCCAGCCAATACTGTGCGGCACACCATCTTGCTCCCCAGCCCTAAACCAGTTTGGTGCATTACCGCTCTTAATCGCCATATCTGTGAGAGCACGCCTTTCATCAAACAATGGCTCTCCTCGCATGGGCGCACCTTCAACTCTTTCATATCTCATATATGGACTTGGGCGTAAGTTTGCGGTGTTCCTTCTTATATCCATTTCTGGCGTCTGACCACCATTTTCGTAATTCATTAACGGGCCTCCACCCATAAAATTATCTAGTTGTATCTCTCCACCATTAGATACTGGTTTTATATTTTGCAGAGTTTCAAAAGCGATAATACCATCAATAGACTGATGACCGCCCTCTTTTGGTTTGTTATTAAAAAATTCTAAATTACCTAATCCCACATCATCCACCATTTCTTGTGGCACGAATGTTTCACCTTCTGTTGCGCTAATATTTACACCACCTGCAAGATCTTTTTTTGGTACAGGGTATTTACTAGCAAGATCCTTTAAGAAAGGAAACATATCCGTTGCCTGTTTATTCACTACATAAGCGCCCCTTGGGACTCTTAATGCCAAATCTATACTGTTATCTGTGGTCGCTGCCACTAATCTCTCACTTCAAAATGAGGAAAATCGTCGAAGCGGTTGTCCATGACATGAAAATCCATGTCCCAGTCTCCTCCCCACCTTAAAGTAATGCCCATACTACGAGCCAGCCCAAGAACAAAACCTGCAAAGAGGGTCTGCCTTTCTCTGTCTTCCCAATCCACAGGGTAGGGAGTAACATCACAGGCTTGAGAAGGGTCATTATTGTGACGACCATTAGGATAACGTACCTTAGTACGACCTTCATCGTATAATTTATTTTGCCTTTCTTTACTTCGTTGCCCCTCTAAAATGGAGCAATCCACATACTTAATTATTTCATTAAATACATCTTGCAGCCGTTGATCACAGGTTGCAAGCCGCTCTTTTGATCTTTTTGAAAACCTTGGCATGTGGTACCTTAAGTTAATTTAAGTTATAAAAAAATAAAATACAAAATAATTATGTTCTAGATCCAGTCATCCAATTATAAGCCCTTACAATGTTAAACTTTTTATCATTTAATTTCTCATTATGTAGATTCTCTAATTTTGTTTTTGAGCTTTTAGGGGGTTTGGCAAAGTAGTCTGCATAGTATAATCCATCCATTAAGTCATCATGTCTGGGTTTAGGGTGCTCAAACAGCTCATCTACCAACTCCGTCATTTGCCGCTGAATATATAATTTCTTTGAATTAACAATAGCACCAAGTGCTGTCTCCAGTCTGTCTTCCTTTTTTACCCTAGCTGGGGGTTTTACCCCTTTAAAGATGCCGGGCATCAATCTTTTTTCCTTGACAGACAATCTTGTTACCATATCCCGAACCATTTCTTGGGCAGCCACCGTTTCAATCGTGACCCGACGTACCGGGGAAAATCGCTTAGCAAACTCAATGATTTTTGGAGGAAGATCAAAAGTGGGTATACGCTCACGATAATAATCCAGAACATAGCGATTTCCACTAGAATCAATACCCATAACCATAATGACTTGATAATCCGAAGTATCAGTGGCTGTTGCCGCAAGGTCAACGCCAATGTAAATATTAAGGGGGGTGGCATCCTCACCGTCTATTAAGTAGTTGAACCCTTGTCGGTTCTCTACACTCCCGCTATAATACTGGATTCTATCAATTTTAAATGCTGCATTAGAGATATCCCTAGCATCATTCATGTACTCCTGCGCAAATTTATTAACCAACCCTGCTTCAATGAACTCTTTCTTTTTTGTCTCTAGCTTCTTTAAAGAGAACTGCTCCGGCCATATTGATTTGCTATCTTCAATAGCTCTATGAAAGACAACATCCCAAGGATAACTACGATCTTCTTTCTTTGCTTCCCTAAAGCCATCAGCAACCATCTGCAGAAAGCTGTCAAAGTGAACAATAGTGCCACATAGCCAGATCCAGCCTTCATTACCGGGTGTCTCTTCCAGTGCCGGATATACTGTAGATACGATCCACTTCTTGATCTCAGCCCTGCGTTCCGGTGTTTTAGTGTTAAGTTCTGATTCAAAGTCGTCTAAGATGATGCCTGTATAACGGACATCTACCTCAGATCTACCCCTAAGTCTTTGTGATGTACCCTTGGCAATAACCCGATCTCCCTTAGGAGTAACAATATCCTTCTCTGTCCACCTCTTACCAGCGGTACTGCCATCCATATTACCAAAATAGTATTTAATCTTTTTATTAACCTCAAAATGATTCCTCAAATATTTTAAATGGTCAATAGACTGACTCTGCTCTTCTGATACCCAAGCAACGAAATTCTGCTTATTTTCATCAGCAAAGCACAATTTATGCATAATTGCGGCTTTTGACAAGATAGATTTTCCAAAACCCCTCGGCATAATAATACAAGTTCTACTGCCGGGATCTGTCCTTGTTAGTTTTTTTGCTACATCAAAATGGAAATCAGGAGAAGCTGACTTGTTTAGGAAGTCCCTAGGTAAAAAAGCCCTACCAAAATAAATAAGACTATTATAAGACTTTGCAAGTACCTCATCCCTTTCCTTCATTTCTGAAGGGCTGGGGGTTATATTAAAATCTTTTTTAAATGGTACAGGCATTACTTAGGGTTATTTTTTTCAACCATTTTTTGATATTCTTTAAATTTTTTAAATTGTACCTTGGGGTCGCCAACCTTCCAATATTGAAAGTTAGTATTGATTCCTTTAAAAGGATTATATTTATAAGTTGGTGCTGACATTAATTTTTCCAATGCTTTAACCCTATTAGGATGACCATACTGAGTATATATATTCGTTAGGTATGGTTGTACTTGCTTCAATGTACTACGAACCTGTTCACTCATTATAAGTGGTAATTGTGGAGATTTTTGATTTATATTCATAATAGATTCCATTAAATGCTTTAGTTCTTCTGTTGGTACTCTTGCTCCACCATAAAGATATTTACTCTTCATATTTATTCCTTGAGCTAGTTCTGTACCATGAGCTATAGGTATTTTAGCCCAATCAATTAATTTTATATCCTTTGTTGGTAAATTTCCTAAAACTCTTTCTTCAAATTCAAAGCGAGGGTTCATTGGAGCACGTTTTAAAACTAGCCCATGTTTTTTTAATTCCTTTATTGCATTTTTTCCCCAAAAGTCTTTCATACTTTCTAGCCAAGATTCAGATTTAGGTTTACCTTTAAAAAAAATAGATTCTCCAAATTTGCTTTTTGTTTTTCTATAGCCTTCTTCAGCAAATGGTTTTAGCCTATAACCTTTCCTGATTAACTCATCCCTATCCATAATAAATCTTACATCAGTTCCTATATTGCTATGCGGTCTAGATAAAAACTTAGGGTCTCTAGTTACAGAAAAAGCTCTTGTTGGCTTATTAACATCCTTTAAAAATTTATCAGGTTGAGGCATTCCAATTATTTTTTGAGTTTCCAGTATTTCTTTAGCTTTAGGTATAGATGTATGATGATAGATAGGATTCTTTAAATTTATCTTTTTTACCATTTTTAATAAATTAGGAATACTTTTAGCAGCCAGTAATGGATTTAATGCTACATCTGGAGCAGTACCAGCTATAGGCTCTGGATGTTTATATCCAGACATACTTTTCTCTACCTCACCTAAAGCTTTTTGCCATAAGTGTGTTTTATCAGACTGTGCCAGTAAACTATTAATATTACTATGAACAGCTGTGGAAACAGGCTCAGCAGTTGTCATACCCAGTAATGTATTATTAGGTGGCATTATTTGTCCTTAACGCTCTTAATGTTAGGAAAGCTTACCTT